GGCATAAACCATTCACTTTGACATACACCGTCAAAAGTCTTTTGATCTACATCTAATGGGATATACTTTTGTAGTTTGTCAAAGCCTTGTTCTTCCATAGCAGCATTGAACTTATCTATATCATCTGATTCTTCGCATAGAACTACGTGGCATTTTTCTACATTGCCACTATAAATCATATCTATAAGATCGTGATTCGTAAATCTCGGAACACCGAGAGAGTCTGTTTTCATAAGCATACTCTTATTTTAGTTTATATTTATTAATTTGTCAAGAGGAGATTCTTCAGAATCGTGTGTTTGTTGTGCTTTTAATTGCTCACTAGCAATTCTACTATGTAATTCTACTTTATAGATATCAATAAATGTAACAATTTGATCCTGCATTGCTGGATTTGCCGCAGACATTTGGTATTTACGTGATAATTCTGCAACTTTTAATTCTAGTTCGTTTATACTATATTCTGCTAAGTCTTTTTGAAAAGGACTAAACACTATATTCACCTGTTATTGTAGCAAATGTTGTAAGCCCGCCGTCATTACTTTCAAACTCTATTATAATAAATTTATTATTATCATCAGCATTCAGTTCAAAGTCTGCCCATAGTGCATTTCCGTCGTTATATAAAACATTACCGGCACCCACATCCCAAGTTAGGACAGGCTTTGCTGCGGCCGCTGCTGCTAGTGTAGGATCCATTTGAACTAATACTTTCATTACACTGTGTGCTGGCGTAGAAGATGCTCCTGGCAGGTTTCTAATTTGTAGTGTACAATTAGCAGAAAATGTTAATTGATAATAAGCAGCTTCTTCAAAGTCTAAAGTCTTTGTAGATGTTGTATTACTTACAGCACCAATTTGTGCATTTTCAGATATTTGCACTAAATTTGCATTTACAATATTATTACCTGCATGATTATTTGCTTCGTCAGTTTTTGCAGTATGGTCTTGCAAAGTAGCAATGTAGCCAGCTGCACCAGTTAAGCTATCTTTAATTGCTGAAAAATTATTTCTAAAACCTTGACTATCATTATCCTGTCCAGCTACTGGAAAGGCAATGTCAACGCTTCCTGGTGTTATGTTAGTTGTATCACTCACTTTATTGCTCCTTACATATATTTATATGTTTTATACATTTGATTCATTTCTTGTGAACAGTATGTACTGATCATCTTCTTTTTCTAATGTTCCTGTTATTAGATAACGGTCTACATCTAAGTTTAACTTTTTAAAGTCAAATTGACTGTTTTTAATTGCAGCTTTGATATTTATTGCTTCTCCTACTTTACAGTAACAAAGTGGTATGCATAATGTAAATCCTGGATATGCTATTGTTCCTGGTTGTTGACTACGCATCCATAACGGTAAAAACTCATTATCAGTGTCACCAACTTCACGTAAACGTTTACGCATATTTCTTGTATTTGATATAAAACGTTCTCTACGATTAGTATCACTTACACGCACTAGATCGCTATCAGTTTTAATTGTATTTCCATTTGGTCTAAATCTAAATGGCGCACTGTCATTTTCTTTAGTTTCTACTGTAACATCACTGTTGCGTCCTTCAATAACTAAATTGCCATTGTTGTCAAACTTATCAATAACACTTGTGCCGTCACGTTGTATAACTTCAATACCACCGTTACTCTGTTCAACTTGTCTTACACCGCCACTGTCTATTGTTAGTTCTATTACGTTATCGCCTTCGCCTACTGCGCTAGAATCCATTAATGTGCTATACTCTACACTATCAGCTGTAATTGCACGTTGCACCCAATTAGTAAAACTATTTGCAGTTTTCTTATCACCGGTGTTATCTGGGTCAACTACATTTACATACACAACTTCATAGATTGCATCATCTGTGCCGGGTGTATATGCTATAGCTGTTTCAACAGTGCCAAATAGGTATTTCTTTCTTTTGTGATTTCTTCCTGCTGCTGCAACATATCTTTCTAAATTTTGTTTTTCAATGCCTGCATATAACAGCATCTTAATATCACGCTGTGTACCAAATGCAGGATCGTTTGGTCTGTATAGTTTTGTAACATCAAAAATATCGCCGTTGTTTATAAAACTTTTAAATAAACTACGTTCACTTTGTTTAAGCATTGGCTTTAGATATAAGTCTGTATACAGCGTTCCGTTTGGATCATTGATAACGATTTTAAATTCTTTTGTAACAGCACTGTAACCTAGTTTGTCTTTTGCTTCTATTGTAAACGTATATGACCTATCAAATGTAGTTACACCTTTATCAAAGGTTGTCTTGCTACTATCAAAAATAACTAAACCACCTTCAGTTGCATTTGCAAATTGTCTTACATTTCCTATTATTTCGCCTCTAGGATCTAATCTTAGTCCCGGAGGTAAAGATCCTGATTTTATTTCATAATAAATCCAATTACTAGGCAGTGTTGTGTTAGCTTGGACCTTTAACATACTTAATGCGTTAGCATTAATTTTACCTAACAGTGTAGGACTCTTCCAAGTTATAACACTTTCAATCTCGCCTAATATTTTAACTGTGAAAGTTTTATCTTTAAATGATTCTTCTGGTGTACCTTGTCTTATAGCTCTTAAAGTAAACTTATATTCTTTTGTTACAGCCGGCTGATAAGGAACACGCCCTGCAATCTCTCCGTCTACTGAGTCTAAGCTCATACCAGGAGGAAGTGTGCTTGTTGATCCATCAGGATTAGTAGGACGTAACTCATATCCAATATCACCTGCTACATTAACAGGATCTAAAGTTTCAAAGAATAGTGTAATATAATTATTTGCTCTGCGTATTCCTATGTCTGCAGGAGTAAGCCAAATAGGCGTTCTTACATAAGTGTTATCTGCTGTAAATATACCTGTGCCAACTTGCATAATTGTGTTATCGGCACGTAAGTAATCATCGCCAACAAGATAAATTATAAACTTGCGTTTCTCTACTGTATCGCCGTCGGATACACTTACTATAAATTCATAATATCTATTAAGTTTACGTGGAACTTTTGTTCTAATACTGTAATCATATAGTTCAACATCATAGTAAAAACTCGAGTACCCATTATGACTTCTTACACTAAAGTCAAATGCATATGCTCCGTATCCTTGTGTGTCATAACCACCGTCACCAGCATCTTTATCTAGTGCAAGTAAAGGTTCAACAACACCTACTAATTGCCCTTCTGGTAATAAACGCACTCCTGGAGGCAACACACCGTCACCATCCTCAATCCAATACTCTAACCGTTCACCTGTTGGAATATCAGGGTCAATAACTTGTAAATGAAAATCAACAGGTTGACTATCTAAGATAAAGTACTGGTTATTTGGACCAATTTGCAAAGTACCTTGAGGTGTTACCCATACAGGAGCATCAGCACCTTCTATTGTAATAGTGTATGACCTATCCTCAAAGTCTTCTGTTCCTGAAGCACGTAGACAAAAAGTAAAATCAGTTGTTCTTGCAACTTCGTAGGGTGTTCCTACAATGCTTGTATCGTCAAGTCGTAATCCCGGAGGTATATTTCCACTAATTTGTACAATATTATTTGTGTTTACAGGCAGTGCAATATCAAGAGTAGTGCCTTCCTGATATGTACCTAAATTTGTACCTGTTTCAGCTGTCCAGTACATATGCACTCCTATACTATTGTGCCAAAGTCTAATACTCTTCCGTCGGGTGATTCAATTGTGCCAAAGTCTACATTTGCAGTTTGTACTAGCCAATCTAGCAATCTAGGTGCTGCACCTGTTGCACTACCAAAGTCAAAGTTTAATGGATCAATTAAAACATTAAAATCACGCACGTCGATGCCATATACATTACCTGCTAATGGCCCGTTAAATTGTGTTCCAGTTATTGTACCACCGTTATTTACATCGTGAAAGTTTGCATCTAGATTTCCACCTAATGTAGGTGTTGTATCTGCTTTTAGTTTTGGATTTATACGGAATTCAATCTCTCCACTATCACCATTATAGCTTATGAATACTTGATCAACTCCGGGTGCAATAGCATCTGGATATGGTACGCCTTTAAGGTGTATTATTTGATTAGCAATACTATCTTCTAATAAATCTGTACCACTGTTAGTTACAAATCTCCAATCACCACCAATTGCATCAATAGATATATTTTCATCTTGCTCCTCAACTATTATACGTTGCCCTGGAGCTGGCTTTATACGTCTAAACTGAAGATCATATCCTAATTTTTGTTTAAACACATCAGCACCTGTGCCTGCATCGCCTACATTACTTGCAGATGTTTGTTCGTCATTACGTAGGTCTAAGTCTTCAAAGTTTTGATTTACTTTAACAAACGCTTCTCGGAGATCATCACCGGTTCCGTCGTTTGCAAAGTTACCTAAGTTAATTAAATTTACAGCCATTTATTTCTCCATTAAGCCACTGATGATAAGTTTGTCCAAATTGCGCCATCGTAAAATACAACATATGGTCTAGAACCTCCTGATGTAAGCGGATCCCAATTTGTTTTGTCTGCAACACAAATCATTCCTGCGGTTGGACTTGCAGGCTCTGCTGATAATGGCGTTAGTGACATTATATCTGTTACTACACCTACTGATGTTACAGAGGCTTTAGTTGCACTTCCAATTTGTAGTTGAATTTCATTTGTTGCATCTAGGACAATATTAGTTGCACTTTCTAAAGTTGGTGTACCTGTTCCGTTACTTACAAAGTCCGTTGCTGTTACTGTACCAGTTACTGTAATGTTACCTGTGCCTGTAACATTGTTACTATTAAGATCTAAGTCGCCACCTAGTTGCGGTGTAGTATCACTTGATACTTCTGCGATACCTCCGCCTCCGCCTGCAATAGTTTCAAATGTAAAACTACCTGCGCCATCAGTCATTAAAAACTGTCCATTAACACCTTCTACTATACCTAAGTCTGTTAACGCTGCGGTAATACCGTATCCTGATAGTGTATTAGGTTTTCCTGTAAGGCTTGCAAAAGTGCCGTCAAACGCATCTGTAATACCATAACCTGCTACTGTAGTAGGTGTACTTGTTAGATCTGCAAATGCTACACTTGTTAAGTAGCCAGCTGCACTGTGATCGCCCCAACTATAGGCTGTATCCCAATTAGTTGCTTCAGTACCTGATACTACACTACTTGGTACATTTCCATTTACTCCGTCTACGAGTAATGTACTATTATCTGCAAAAACACTACCTTGTAAATCACCTGTAGGGTTAACAGTTATTTCTCCTGTTACATCTGCAAGTGTAATAAAGTTAGTATCGTTATTCAGCGAGCTAAGGTTGCCTCCAGGTTGTATTGCACTGTCGGCTTTTTGTCCTTGTACTATTGTAGCAGCATCAGTAATTCCGTAGCCTGCTAGTGTAGTAGGTTTACTAGTTATATCATTAAAGTCTCTACTAATTGTAAGCCCAATGTCGTTAGTTAAATCACTTAACTGTGTAGGAGCATTTGGTATGTCTGCATAGGTAACTGCTGCACCTAGCGAGCCTCCGTTTATAGTAATTGATGTAGCAGATATATGATCCGCTCCAACTATACTTGATCCAGTTAAATCTAGATCATCGATGCTAGGTAGTTCACGTATTTCATTTGAACTTAATACTAACGGAAATCTATTTGCCATGTTTGTTCCTAACTTTTATATATTTATTTTCTAAGATTAATTGCCGCATTGTTTACCGCCATCCCATTTTTAACTGTACCGTCTTGTGCTACTCCAAACTTGTTAAAGAGCATCCTATTTCCACTACCAAATAAACCATTCGTTACATTATAAGTGCTAGTAGTAGGTTCGTAAATAACATCTTTAGAATCTGCTTGAATAGCCGTCCTTAGTTGATCCATATTCCATTTGGGATTAATTTGTAAATACAAACTAGACAGTCCGGCTACCTGCGGACTTGCCATACTAGTTCCACCTATGTTAACTTGTTTGTAATTACTATCTTTATGATAAGCGACAGCATTCATTACGTTTGTGTTACTACATGCACTCATTATATTGTGTCCAGGCGCCCATATATTTACACCTGGTCCGCTAAGGCTTGTAGATCTTTTTTCATCTGCGGTTCCGTTTAGTGAAGTATCTGTAATACTGCCTACTATAAATGCTTGATCGTCGAAAGGACTGCTACCTCTATGGTAAGGTGTAGTTACGCTAGAAAATCCTTGCACTGTACCTGTTACAGTATTATTATAATCATCACCACCTGCAACATCAGCTTTTAAATAATGGTTTCCAGATGCTATGCAAACTATAATTCCTGCATCTATCATTTCTTGGATTTGCGTATCTACTGATGATAAACGGATGCTGGCCTTCCAATTGCCGAAAACCCATGGGCCAACGCCGTAGTCTCTATATACAGTTGAATCATTTGAGTAACCCCATCCATTGCCTCGATAGTTTCCATTAGTGACTTGCGTATATGTCCTTGTATATCCCCAACTCATATTTATAATAGTTGGTCTGCCATTTGTCTTTGCATTGTGCCATGCAATTATAGTATCTGTACAGTTGTCTAAACTAATACCTCCGTTAGGGTCAGAGCTACCTTCAAGTCCATCTAATTTTTGTGAATAAATGTGAGCATTTTTACCCCAGCCGTATGTTTTACCAGCAGCTATACCTGCAACATGAGTGCCATGTCCATGATAATCTGAATAGTGTCCGCTAGGCATTGAACCACTGACACCACTTGCTGTAAACCAATTAATTTGCTGTAGTCTAGAAGTTCCATCTGCATCTTCCCATTCTGGATGGTTTGCTTCTATACCGCTATCCTGTATAACAATATCAACTCCTGTGCCATCAAGCACATAATCATAACCACCTGGCGCAGTATTTCCGTTGCCATAAATGTTAGTTGCTTCGTTTACTCTGCGTAAGCCCCAGTTTACATAAGAACCACTATCGCTTGTTGTTTGAGTAAAGTCTCCATCTTGGGTAGCAGTTCTTTCTAGTGTAATATCGTCTCTATTATACACAGGTTCCTCAACACCGTATATCCTATCGTCTGCTTCTAGTGCTGTAGCTTCTTCTTCTGTAAGCATAAAATGCGTTTGACGTTTAGATACAGGACGTTGGTTTGCAATGTCTACTGCTCTATTTGGTATCGGTCCTGAACCAGATGATGCAGTTAGTTCGGCTTCTACCTGTTCAAGGTCAACACCTCTATTTACTGATACAACGTATTCTTTTTCGCTCATTAAACTCTTCCTACAACTACTTCAACAACACCTCTGTCGCCGTCTGTTTTGTTTGCTACTGCTTTACCTATAACTGTACCTACGCCTGGATTATTATTAACTATAGCATAACCTGGTATAGCACTTGTTACTAACATATCGCCTTTTCGTACAGCACCAATCACCTTACACGGCACTCTACCTTGTAGTGCAAGTGCAATAACATTACTACCTTCTAATTTGCTATTCATTAAGTATGCAGGATCTGTTGAAACAACACCTGCTACTCTATGGTCACCTTTAACATTAGTTACTGTGATTTCAGCATCACCGCCAAATACAACAACAGTTCCTGGTTCGTATGCTTCGTCACCTAGATAGTTTTCTGCCAAGTCAGCATATTGTGCAGATGTAGCAGTACCATCAAATGTTGTTGCATAAACAGTGTTAAATTTGTTGCTTGAAGTACCAATGTTATGTGCAGTACCACCTGTTACAATGTCACCGCCTACTGTAATAGTTGTACCATCTAATCCTATTAGTTTAGTACCGCCTTTACTGTATATATTATGACTTGTGCCAGAGTAGTCTATAACAGTTACGCCGTCCATCCCAAAACTAGTACCAACAACTTCACCAGTACCGGTAGTCTTTACAACCTTATTAGCCTCACCTGTTGTAGTAAAGTCACCGCCATTGTCAAAAATATGTGCAAACGTTACTTCTTGCACAGGCCCATTAGCTACACCTGCTTCTCTTGCTAGAGCAGTACCTGCTGTGCTATCTTCAAGTTTTGCTCGTGTAATACCACCGTCTTGTATACTTGCCCAACCACTTGTTACATCAAACTGTGCTTCATCAAAACTTGCTAAACCACTAGCTGCTTGAATTTGCGCTGCTGTTCCTGTAGGTGCTGCCGCTGCTCCAGCTGCTAAGTTCATATTTAATTTAGACTGTTCAATTGCAGCATTTGCAGCAACATGGTTGTTGAATATTTTACCATCTTCAATTGTAAGAGCTGCATAACTGTCTGGACCTGGTGCATTAGGACCGTTGCGTGTAACAGATATTGCAATATCACCGGCTGTTGTATCTACATGCACGTTTGCATATTCATCTACAGGTATACCACCTGGACTTATAATCTGTGCATTCACACCGCCACTATAACTAACAGTGTCTGTGTTTGGAAACTGAGGACTTCCTGCGTCTAATTCGTATGTTAAAATAGTTCTAGCGTCACCTCTTATTAATGTATCTACAGCGTCAATTAGTACACCTGTTGCACCGCTACTAGTTGTTAATGCTTCAGTAACATGATTTTCCCAGTCACCGTCAACAGTATTGTCAACTATAATTCTATAATAACCTGTAGCAACTAATAAGTCACCGCTTGTACTATTAACAATCTCCATGTTACGTAACTCTGTAAGCTCGTTATATGCTTCTAAGTTTGCATCAACATATGCTTTGTTTACAGCAACACTATCATCGTTATAGTCTGGGTCAATGTCGGGTACGTTAATAATATGGTTATCAAACATATTGAGTGAACCATCCATTGTACCGCCATCTAATTTTAAATATCCACCAAATGGACTTAATGGATTAGGAACAGCAGAACCGTCTGCTGTAAACCCTAAGCGTCTGTTTACATATCCAACAACAGCACTCTGTGTTGGCGCAGCGTCTGTTGCATTATCTACCATTGCTGTATCTGTTAAGAACGCTGTAATAGCAACACCACGTTTAAAACCAATACCGTCTAAGTTACTTAGAGCAATACTTGCACTAAATGTAACTCTACCAGTACCTTGGTCAACTGTAAAGAATCTACCTACACGGAAGAAACCATCTTGATCTGTACTTACATAGAACACTCGTCCTTCTGTACGCTCTTCAACTTCTCGTGCTTGACTATTTTGTATTACTGGTTCCCCAAGTACAACATTAGGATAGTTACTATCATTATAGCTACCAGTACCAATGTCAAGGAAGTCATGTCCTGTTGCACGACAGGTTGAAATCTTAAATGTAATTGTTGCATTTGTTACTTCAGTTGTAAGTGCAGTATCAACCTTACCTTGCAAGCCAGCTCGTAATGTAATGTCATAATCTGCTCTTGTTAAAGTTGCACCTAATCCTGTTGCACCTGTTTGTGAGCCAACGCTATCTCCTGCATACCTTTGTATTTTGACAGTTGCAAACCCAGTTCTTTCAACATACTCAAATACTTCATAAATTTGTCCTGCCCACCCAAATATATAAGGTGCTTGTCTTACTTGTCCTGATCCTAAAACAGGCTGTTCGGCAAGTGCAGTAAGAGCGTTATTATTCAATCTATCAATATCATCTTGTGAACTTAGTATTTCTATAGCTATCATTGTATCGCCAGCTGCTGCGCCCATTGTGCCAGGATCGCTATCAGCATTTGCATTACCTATTTCACTTTGCTTTACTGCAAGCCTAAGATAATCAAATGTCTGGTCAATAGTAACAATAGTTTCGTCTGCATTTGTAAGCGCAACACCAGTACCATCTGTAACACCAAATGCAACAGATCTATAAGTAAAGCCTACATACTCGTCTGTAAACTTAACAGCAGTTGAAGGTCTAATAGGTTGCACTTCTCTAACACCGTCAAATTTAAAGTTTTGATTACAACGTATTGTTACAGGGTCACCTAATGTAGGTTCAACTTTAAGACCAGTATCACTTGTGCCACCTGTTCCTGCTGTACTAAAATTAATTTTATAGACATTAGTATTTCTAGCATTACTCCCTACAATTAAAGGATCACTATTAGTAATGTTTTCTATTGTAACAATTTCATACCGTGTAAGGCCAATTAGTCCACCGTGATCAATTTCAATTTCGCCTCTAGCATGTGGTGTATATAACGGGCCTGTTACATATATGTATAGTTGATCTACAGGATTAGTATATACTCCACCGTTACTAAACACTTCTGCTTGCTGTACGAAGCTATCAATCAATCCAACTGCATCAGGTATTTCGTTAGGATCAGCACCTTCAGCAACTAATCCATATTCACCATATGCGTTCGACCCATTAAGTGATCTAATCTGTCCACCATTACCTGCATAGTATGCAGTATGACAATAATATGTAAACACACTAACAAGCTCAGATAGTCCACCGTTCATTGTCACAACACCGTAGCCATCATCATTAACTTGTGTAAAGTCGTTGGCAAGCATACTACGGTTACCGCCTGTCTGAACGAATATACTATAACCGCCTGAACGTTGTGACGGATCGTTTGGATCCGGATCTGTAAATGCTGGAATAACTTCTGTAAATCCGCTATTTGCACCAGATGTAGGATCTAATATTAGAACTGCACTACCTTGCGCCTGATCATAATCTGTTACAGCATTAACTGTATAACGTATACCATCAATATAGAACGGGGCAGGTAAGCTAGGCTTACGAACAAATAACCCACCCGAGCCAATTGTTTTAACAGTTAATCTAAATGGCGTATTGGAAGCATCAGTTATAACCTGCATTGGCACATTACCGCACCACGCATCAATAAACATACCTCCTCGGAATGCTTGTTGATTTATACCTTGGCTTAAACTTGTAGCAGTCTGTATGTACGGTGACTTTGTTAATACTTGGTTATCAGGATCTAGCACACACATAAATCCGCCATGACCGGTAACTGTCATGTTGCGTAAAATACTTGCATCTCCCATTAAGAACACATCCATTAATGAGTTGTCAATTGGCGCACTTGTAATGTCCGTCGGATCTGACAGATAATGATGTCCGTAGTAACCACCAGTCACTGGATCAACTACACCTGCACTAGTAAGTGTCAAATTATCAAAAGTTGCATCTCTGTAAAAATACGATTTTGCATATGGAGATGTACTTACGCCTTCAGCTGGCCTAACTATAACTCGTCTAAATTCATCACCTTTTATACTAACATTTGATGGAACTTTAATTGGTAGTTGTTCGTAGTAAATACCAGATTCTACTCTAATACTAATTTGTGTATCTTTAACTAGATTTCCAAATTCAAGTTCTTCCCCTACTAAGAACTCAATTGGTTCTAGTAGTTGCATTTTTATTGTATCTTCACTAGCACCATTGTCTACTTCAGCAATACGTCCTAACGCTTTGCTTGTTTTACCACGTATTACTTTACCTGCACGTAAATCTAAGTTTGAAGGATTTGATTGATCTAAGAAACCAAATCCGCCATTATCTACAACAATAGTATATGTGCTACCTTCAACTATAGGACCTGTAGATGCTAAGCCAGGAGCATTACCTTGTGCATCACCTTGCATGATTTCAACAATTTTATCAAACTTTGCAAGCACTGCGCCTCTAGCTGTTGCATTTGCAGGAGCACCTGTGTTAACTTGTACTTGAGAGTTTCCTGTTGTAGGTGTATGAGCTACATGCTGTAGCACTCTGTCTGCAACTAGTCGTGCATGTTGTATTCCTGCAACAGTTTCAGTTAATTGCGAACTAACTGCTTTACGTCCACTTACGTTTGAGAAGTAGCGCAATCCTGCTTCTATTGTTAAGAAGTTTGTCGCAGCACCACTGTTAACATCTAATTTAATACTGTCTAATATAAGACCTATGTCTCTTGCACAAATTGCTGTATCGTATACAAAGTCAGGATATGTAGCATTTACATGTGCTACAACTTCGTCCATAATAAACTGACGGTTGTCTGTAAGCAAGGCAAACATATTAGTATACCCTGCACTATTGGTTAGGCCCTTAGCTGTAACTTCTGCAGGTGATACTGTGTTGTATGTAATAGTTTGCATGTAAGGACCCGGGCGGGCTCTTGTGGTTGCAATTAATTCTTCCGCTAGTTGTGCTGCTTTGTTTATTGATTTAAATGCACTACTAGGTGAACGTCCTACTCTATCATATGCTGTATTTGTTTGTAAATCGTCGCCTTGTGTACTAACGTAAATATTTGTTGTACTTGCAAAACTTGTATTATCCACATAAAACTTTGTTGCAGCTTGGAAGTCTTCTTCTACACCACTATTTACACCTGAGTATGAACCTGGATGATCATGTAATAACAATGCACCAGTCATTTTATCACCTGAACGTTTGGTTACATTTTTACGTGGCAGTGCTTCGTTATCTAAGTAAAAGCCTGGAATATCTTCATCGTAGTTATTATTTGTTAATGTGCCTGTTGTTGGGGTTAACGCTGCTGTTGCCGATAACGCATTAGCTTCAGATGTAAATAGTTGTAGGTTATCCTCATCTACAACTTTTAGATAGTAGGTAACACCGTTGGTAAGCCCGTTAGCTGTTGTCCCTGCAAAAGTATAAGGTTTGCCTGTGCTGTATTGGTTTAAACCATGTGCAGTTACAGTTGCATTTAATCCGTTCACTGCACTAATAGTTAATGTATATTCTGTTGCATCTACTGGCTCATCTCTGACTGGAATAGGTCTGCCAATACTTGCATAGTTTGTGTCAATATATTTTTTGTCAGGTACTAAGTCGTCAATAGATATTGCGTCTGGTGTACCTGTTAGCCCGTGTGTATTGTTAAACTGTGTAGCAGCGTTTGCAGATATAGCAATTCTACCTATACTAAATAGGTTAAGACCGTCTAAGTCACCACCTAATGTTGGTTGTATGTCGTTACCAACTGCTGCTCCGTTATTTGTAATTTTAATTTTCGATGGATCACTAGTGTAATCAACAGTTAGTCCTGAAACTTCTAATGCCCTTAGATCTATTGCAGTACCGTCGCTAGATGATATAGCAAGTAAGTTACCATTTCCTTGTGCATCAGTTAGTGTGCTAGGTGTATCACTTAATGAACTAAATCCAATCTGTCCACCTTGTCCAAATACAGCATAAAGTTCCTGGAAGTTTTCATTTAATTTATTAAATGCTTCACGGATACTATCACCTGTACCGTCGTTGCCCTCTACACCAATATTTACTACTTGTCTAGTCATTTTATCCTATCCTTAAAACTGTGGAATTGCATCCATATCGAAATTTACACTTACGCCGCATCCACAACTACTTTGTGCATTTGGATTATTAATTTCAAAGTTTGCTCCGACTATGCTCTTAACATAATCTACTTCTGTGCCAATTAAAAACATTAAACTGTGCGATCCAATTACAAAAGCACAGCCTTCTGCTGTTTTTACAACTTCGTCGTCATCATTTAATTCATTAGGTAAGTTTACAAAGCCCCATTCGTATTCAAACCCAGCACAGCCACCGCCTTTAATGTTTAGACTAATGCCATAAACTTCATTTTCATCACATAATTTATTAATTTGTGCTTCTGCTGCTGGAGTAAGTGTACATACGCTCATAGTTTTTACCTCTCTTATTGATATTTATCGTATTTTTTTATAATCTTAATGTAAATATAGTTATGTATATAAGAGAATATAAACAACAAACAAGGCACAGCCGTACATCTAAGTGCGGTAAAATGCATGAATATACAAGACAGCGCACCTATGTTCAATTACGCTGTGATAACTGTGATACAGAGTTTATTCGTAGTAGAGGAAGTATGGATCCTGCTAGATTGAGTAATAATTACTTTCACGTATGTAAGAACTGCGATAGTAAAAAATTTGCTCAGAAGAAGGGGATAGAAAAAAAGCAGATATGGAATATATCTGCTTCAAGTAATTTATCTATTAGTAAACTCTAGTTACGCCAAATAGTATAGGCGCCATATGCTATTGCACCATATGCAATTGCTTGTGCTAATCCTGAAAATATAATTATAACTGCACCTGCTACAACCATAAGAATTCCGTCCATTGTTGAACGCTCGTCGAGTTTTGTTTTGATCCAATTTTTAATCATTGCCCATTCTCCTTACTTGTTTTTCTAAATTTGTTAATCGTGCTTCTGTAGTTCGCAACTTATTTTCTAATCCTTGCACATATTTTGTACTAGGTATAGTATGTTCAGTACCATCTTCGCCTAGTACTTTCATCGTATCTACACCCTGCCCACGTAGTCCGCCTAACACTCTATTGGGATTTTTATCCGAATGCTGGGACGTAGGATTTGGTGACTTGTTCCGTCCGTACATGCTCTTTAAGTAACTCATTACTTGTCTCCTTATAGTATTTATATAGTTCAATACTTGCTAAGTTTTTTGCTTTGCTTTCGACCATGATATCTGCATAAGGTAAAAAGCTCAATGCCCAATCATTAACAGCTGAATTCCACATGTAATCACTGTGTGCCCGAAGTTTTGCTTTCTTACAACCTTGTTCTAATAGTTGCGAGAAATCTGGTTTAACATCTCGTCTATGTTTAGTAAGGTAATCTTCACGGCTAACGCTGTAATGAATGACAGGACGAACGCCACGCCAACTGTCCATAACACGTAGGAATTTATCATCATTAGGATCAATGTATTCCCCTTCTCTACACCAATTATGATGTATGTCTAATACAAGAGCAACGTCATCTGCTAGTTCTAAGCTACTATCGAGACCCCATTTGTTTTCGTCGTTCTCGATTGTGATGGTGTTTCTCGCTTCTGGCGATAGGCGTTTAAGTGCGGCTTTGATACCGGCTGGACCTTGCCTACCTGATATGTGGACATTGCATTTAAAGTCTTGGAAGGTCTTGCCGTATCCCATCCAGCGCAAGACATCGGTGTGATATTCAAATTCTTCTATGCTCCTATCTACAATTTCGGGGTTGTCGCTTGCAAGTACAGTGAATTGACCCGGGTGCATCGATAGCCGGACATCAAGGGCTCTTGCCGTTTCACCGACTTTTGCAAACTCTCTTTCCGCATATTGTACCACGTCAGGATGCTTCCAATAATAACTCCACTCGTGCTGGGTATAAACAGGAAGAACATCAGAGCCGAGTCGAACCATCCGAAGTTCAAGTGGAAGAGATCCCACATATTCAATCAACCTTTTGTAGGACGCAATGTTATGGACCATAATGTCCCACAAGCGTTCTTCAGCAACATCACGTGTTTGTCTATTAAGCCACTGTACTGTTGTGCTACGAGTATTTAGCGGACGTTGTCTTTCTTCTAGTAGTTTCTTCTTCTGCGATTGATCAGGATCCATGTACTTACATGCAAAACCTATACGCTGTTGTTGCGATTTCAAAAAGTCACCTGCATTTGTAAATTTAAGATCATTCATTTGTATATGCCTTCAATAGTATAATGTTTACTATTATACACTGCCCAACTTAAACTGTCAAGTCTATTATATCCTTGATTACGTAATTTTTTATACCAGGCAATGTAATTTGTTAGCCTTTTCATGTCCATCTTTCTATTACCCAAGGGTCTCTACAATCTGCAGGGTTAGGATCTCCATGAAATACTGCAATACTTGTCTCAGGTAATACAACAGGTTCACCTACATCTTTAAAGTTACGTTTGCCGTGTATCTTAACCATATCTGGTTTACCACGCATTTCCCACTTATAACTTTGTATCCACTCGTCTGGCCAATAATTAAAATTAGTCTTTACCTTAGAATAAATCCAATCTTGATCTCCGTGAAAGCGCCTCGCACCGTGTGGATTTTTTATAAACTCTTCGTACACATATGCATGGTCGCCTGTGTTTAGCCTAAATACACTACTATTCATTCTGTCCCATGTTTGTCTCTGATGGCGATTAAAATCACGTATAATACAAAACTCGTTAGGCTTGTAAGTAAAAAGTTTGTCAATGTTTTCAAATACAACTACGTCTAAGTCTAGGTATAACAGTGTACCTTCAAGTCCAATATGCGGATTGAAAAAGTAAGGCTTATACCACCAACCTGTTAGTCTAGGATCAAGAAACAAAGGTAAGTGCGTAATCTTTTTGTTTAATCCGTCTGCGTTTTCAGTCAAGCAGACAAATTCAAAATCTATAGTTAGATTACGACTTACCATAGCAAAAAGCCTATTGACGTAGTCAGCTGAATACTTGGTGCCGTGTTTTAGACAAACAATGTAATTCATTATTTCTCGTAGATAGCCGAATTTGCTCCGTGTTCTGCGCACTCAACTCGCACACAATAACAACGATTATCAGTTGCTTCTCGAATCAGTTTGTCTGCAAAGTTAAATGCATGTTCTGCAAACTTCTCTGTACCTACACCGTCAAACACTCTGCATTCTGCTAATCCAAGTTCTTCAAGTTCTTGTAGTTTTACAAGCCAAGGATCTTTTTTATCTAAACACAATTTGTGATCGAATTTATCTTCTAACCAAGCCTTCAAAGGCTTTAGTCCGCCGAAGTCAACTGCCCAGTTCTTATTGTCTAGATAATCACAACCAAATGTAAATGTAAATGCTAGACTGTAACCATGTAGCAGATGACAGTGTGAGTGATCTGCATTTGGTTGACGGAACACTGCTGATAGTCCAATATTGTGTCCATATGTTTTTGTCGAATAATAACTCATTGTATCTCCTTAGCTAATTAGTGCCGGAATATTTAACGAGGGACGAACACTTAGTCCTCATTATTATTATACTATAAGTCGTTCATTGTGTCAAGTGGTTCTATAATTAATAAAATATTACTATACTCTGCTGTTTTTGGAACTTTAAATATCCAATGGTTGCAAATAAAATCACCATACATGGTAACTCTGTATCTTCCACCAACGTCCATATCTTGAGGACGTTCCATGCTAAACACGTTTGGCACTAGTTCTCCTGGTCTTGTGTTTCTAAGATATTGTCTTGTAAATGCGTTTAAATCATAACTGTGACTGCCGTCTTCTGCATATGCTACTCCATATACAGCCGTACTAGCACACTCATATGGCTTATATCCTAGCATGTGGAATTCTATATCATCTTCTTTTGTAATAGGATTGTTTACAATTTCAATTTTTATATCTTGGAAAACATGTGCGTTTTTAAAACTCATGTAAGTCACACCAAATATTATACAAATGGCTAGGCTTAGTCCGCTTAGAATATTTAACAATATAATTCTAATTGGTGTCACTTTTAATCTCCTCTCGAATTTCTTTAAGGTCTTGCTTTACTTCTTCTAAATTGTTGGTTGCTGACGACATTGTCTTGATAACGTATTTAACAGTTATAATGGTCCAAAACCACCAAGTCACAGCGGTAAAAGCAAATAAAATCATACCGATATTAAACATTGTGTCAAAAGAGGTTATGCCGATTGTGAGGGATACAGCACTTACCAAAAGAAAAATCGTTGGGGCTATTTTTGCATATAGATCCCAACGAGCAACCTGTTGTTCAATTTTTTTATTCTTCAAATTTTTTCCATCCTAGGCTTTTTTTTAAAAATGGTGTCTATGGATCACCAACTAATTATATTGTATTTATTTTATGGATGCTGATATTAACGTAGCACTTCCACTGTTCAGGCATAACAAAATCGTTATTATATATTTTAAATTGAGTATTTTTATAATAGTCAAATACTTTCCCTATTTGATGTATCCAATATCTTGGATCAACAGCACGTTTGTCACTTGAATTATAATTACTACTATTTTTATAGATATTATTTGTTTTACCATCTGTGCCATATAAATCAAATCCTATCATTTTTACAATCTTTTCTTGTTTTGCAGCCAACAAGACTGCGTAAGGACCACTGCCCCACTGAAAGGGATCATCTGCTCTTTGTGTACCTTTGTACCATAACTTAGGTACCTGTCTTATCTTTTCATTTTTAGGAAATCTAAGCAACCAATCTTTTCTTGTGTAAATATTACTACGCACGTTTGCACCTGCTTTAATTGCTTCACTGACCATACGCTTATCTACGCAAATAATATGATCAATGTTAGTATAGTCTCTAAAAATCGCATTGCAACCTACCTTAATACCTGGTATTGCATTTATATCAATGTCTTTACGACTTTCACCATTGCCTATAACTAACATACTTTATTTAATAAATACACAGTAGGAATATAAAATTATTGGGATAAGTAATGGCCACACCTAAAATATACGACTTTTTCAGAAAAATTACAGCAGTAGACGCAACTGATACTCTGGTAGGTACAGCAGAAGCAGATCATACGAGAGATGAGCTTACTATTAAAGGTGGTGACAATATTGTCTTATCTGTTGACGCTGCGACAGACAAAATTACAATAGAAGCAGATGATACTACATTATTTGTGCCGATTGGAACGACAACATTACGTCATCAGCAAGGACTTGACATCCACGATGTGAATCTTGTAGGCGGATACGGAGTAGACATTGTCAGAAATAGTGCTGGAGAATTAGAACTACAAGCAGGTGAAGGCGACACAAATATTGTTTGGGTTTCAAAGTCACAAGGTAACGATACACATGATGGTATAAATGCACCAGTTGCAACAATTAAAAAAGCATGTCAAATTGCAAGTGAAATAGCCTACCAAAGCACAGTAACACAAACAGCATCTCTTACAGGTGCTAGAGAGTTATTAGATGCAAATATAGAATTTATTAAAGATGAAGTTATACAACATATAACTGATAACTTTCCTAGTCTAACATACAATACAGACAAGTGTAAAAGAGATACTGGATATATTGCCAATGCAGCATTGTATGATGTGCAGTTTGGCGGTAACAGCGCCAGTAGATTATCTGCAGAGCTGTATTTTACACAAGGCAGTGCAGAAGTTATTGCTAACCAATTAGCAGAAACAATAAGTGCAAATACATTCCTTAAACAACTTGTAATGGATGTACTAAATCAAATTACTGTAACACCATTACAGTCTGTAACAACCCAAACCTTAGATGCTGGCATATCAGTTGCTAATAGTGATGTGACATCTATTAGTGCAGGCATACAAATTGTTATTGATGCATTAACTGCGGGTGACACAAACAGTTTACCTGCACTAGTAAAACCTACATTATCTATTACACCAACTACAATTAAAATTGCGTCAGGTGATTATTTAGAAGCAAACCCAATTATTGTTCCAGACGGTGTATCACTTGTAGGCGATAGTTTAAGAACTGTTATTATACGTCCGTTAAATGCAAACAAAAATATGTTTAGCCTACGTAACGGAAGTTACGTTACACAAATTACATTTAGAGATCATTTAGATGCGAATGGTGCACCTGATTGGACTTGGAACTTTACGTTTGGATTCGACGATATACTAGACTCTGATTATGATAGAGGTTCATACAGAAATCTAAGTTCATTCAAACCTGTTGTTACAACATCACCGTATATATTTAATAGTTCACTTATATCATTCTTAGGCGGTAGTGGTGTTGATGTTAATGGTGACCTAGTTGAAGAACCAAATCAACCTGCGCAACCATTAGAGCTTGAACTTGCTAATGATACAACACCAGGATTACCTAAACAAGGTAAGTCAATGATTGGTGCTGCTTATACAATGCTTACATTTGGTGGTACAGGTTGGCTGATACGTAACCAAGCGTATTCACAGTTAGTTAGTTGTTTCCAAATCTTTGCCAAGAACGGCATTTATACACAAAACGGTGGTTATTGTAGTGTAACAAACTCTGCTACAAATTTTGGACTTTATGCTTTACGCTCAATTGGACAGATGCCTGTATCATTTGAATTTGATAGACCTATTATCCATGGTAATGGTATATTCGAAGGTAAACAAAGTTTCAAAGTTGTCGGAAGTAAAAGGGCTGCAACAGAACACTTTATTATAAGAATTATAAACGGCATCGGTGCTGACATTACTAATAACCACAGACAAAACGGAGCATCACTGGACTTTGATAGTAGTACAGATATAAACGGTAATCTTATTACAATTGCAAGCCACGGGTTTATTGGCGGTGAGAAGGTAGTTTACAGAAACGGTGGCAACAAAGATATTGTTGGATTACTAGATAGAAACGAATACTATGTGTTTGTTGCAAATGCAAATGAAATAGGGTTGTTTGAAGATGTTAATAGTGTTTACAGAGCTGTGCCAATACAAACAAGTACAAGTCAAACACATAACATTGTTACACCAGACGAAGAATGGTTTGTTGACGAAATTATTGATGAGCATTCAGTGTACCAAGAACTTACACTTGCAGCAGGCACTTATAACTTTAACAAAGGTCAGTCTATTACAGGCGACGAAGGTGGTATTCCATTAGCTGCTATCGTTACGGATTGGGACTCAACTACAAGAAAACTTACTATCAGTAACGAAAAAGTACAAATTGGTGATACTGCGGTAAGAAACTTGTTTAGTTTGACTGCTACTATTACACAGGACCATACTAGTGGTACGCCTGTTACAAATATTAATATTTCTTCGTTTGAAGACCTAACAAATCTCTACACATCAGAATTTACTATTAGTAGTACATATGGTACTAGCACATTTCAAAATATAGCAAATACTACTACATTAGATATGCACTTGCATAGACCTAGTATTGTAAACTCATCTGCACATACATGGGAATATGCAGGATCTGGTATTGACTATAACGCACTACCAGAAAACGGCGGACAAACAGTTGGCGCTTACCAACAATATAGAAACCAAGAGGGTAGAGTTTATACATCAGGAACAAACGAGCTAGGTGATTTCCTAGTAGGCGACTTTATTACTGCTGAAAATAAAACTGGTAATATTATATTTAAAAATAAAGTTACAATTACAGAATTAGACAGTCTAAGTTTAACACTGTCGGATGTTACTATTAACGAAATATCAGATGATATTGGACTAGGTGACAATGACCTAAACGGACCATTGCATAGCAGACTTGTTACACAGTTAGCAGTACGCTCGTTCTTAGATAACAGACTTGGAGACTTCATTGATAAGAGTGTAAGCACAAATGCTGTACCTAGTGCTATTGCACAATTAAATAGTGCAGGACAGTTGAACCCAGAGCTTATCCCAGCAACACGTAGTTTTGCAAGTTATGTTGTAGACAGCTACGAAGGACGACTAATTATCAGTGAAGATATTCCTGCAGGTGATTCACAAAGTGGCGATATTGCAATTGAAAACTACCTTGAAGATGTTCTTACTCTTAGTAGTGCAGTTACAGTTGTCAAAGGTGAAACAATAACACAGGCAAACAGTGGTGCTACTGGTGTAGTTAAACAAAATCTTACAAGTTCAACTAGTTTAAAACTTGTTTCTGTTAACGGAACATTTACTACTAACAGTGCAGACACACTGTCTGGAAGTACTAGCGGAGCATTAAGTGCATATCCTACAGTTGTTGATGCTGATACAGAACAGCAAGATAGTTATTTCCTTAACAGGGACACAAGTAGTCAGTTTTTGATCTTAGAAGCAGGCAGTTATTCCTTTACAAATAGTAATACAGTAGTTGGCGCAGTTAGCGGCGGTGATGGCACAATAACAGATTATGTAACTGGTGTGATTACAGTAGTAAACAACGTTGGTCTATCTGGTGGTACTGGATACAATACAGATGGTACATATACAAATGTTGCATTGTCTACAAACGGTTCAGGAACAAATGCAACAGCTGATATAGTAGTAAGTTCAGGTGCAGTTTCTAGTGTTGATATTATACGTGGCGGATCTGGATATGCAGCAGGTGATACATTAAGTGCAGCGGATTCAGATATTGGCGGTAGAACAGCAGGCGCTGCATTTAGTATATCTATTACAGATGTAGAACAACGACTGTTTATTGACTTAGGTGCAGGCGGTATTAAGTTCAGCGCAAGCGGAGCAAACCCAGACTTTATTAGAGACAATAATAGTACAGCAGTTACATTAGTCCAAAGCTATACTGCAACACAAAGTTTTGATGCAGCAGCAGATGTTGACATGACGCCAAACAGAATTACTATTACAGGACATGGTTATACAAATGGTGATCCAGTAAAATACTCAAGTGGAGTAAACTTACCAATTGGTAATCTAGCAAATAATGCAGTCTACAGAGTAAAAGTAATTGACGCTAATATAATTGAATTATACGACGATTATGATATTACTACACAAAGACTATTTTCAAGTTCGTCTAGTGGAACACATACCCTTACAATCAACGGTGTAGAAACATTTGGCAGCACATTCTATAAAGCAGCTCATGGGCTAACGACTGGAGATGCATTAGAATATACTGCTTCAGTTACTCCTACAGGAATTAGCAGCGGAGAATATTTCTTTGTTGGTAGTGTTACAACAAATTCATTTACCTTACACCCTAGCAGAGCAAATGCTCTAACAAGTGTAAACGGTATTACATTTGCTAAACAAGCTGTAACTAGCCAAGGTACTGGTAATGCAACTCTTAATATTCATAATGTTCAAGTTACAACACAAATTAATACTAGTAGTACTGAAGTAGATAATTGGAGTATACTAAGTTCAGGTAATATTGATGCAAGTAATATTATATCAGGTGTAATTGATAGTACAAGATTAGGTACAGGAACAGCAAATAGCGACACAGCATTATTTGGTGATAGCGAATATAAATTAGTAATGAAAGATATTACTAACAATACTGCCGACGACCCTATAACCCTTGCTGGTACGTTCTTTACAGACGGCAGCGGCAACGAACATTATTATGGTAGTGTTGACATTAGAGTAGAAGCAGCAGGTGCAGACACAGCAATTACAGCAGATGCTAACCAAGCGTATTATTCTAAGGGTGTTGCTAAGTTCCTAAAAGAACACTTTACAAACAGCACAACTGGTGAAATAGGTGTAAAGCCAAGTACACAAGGTGGTACAGTTGATGCTGCTACACTAGGTGGTGTAGCAAGAGCACATTATGAAAATCCTGAAAACCTAAGTCGTGCTGTACCTATATCATTAGGTGGTACAAATCAAACTGCATACACAAAAGGCGATATCCTTTATGCTGCTACTGATATAGATGACGATTTAGATGTTTTAACAAAACTAGGAATAGGTACAAACGGACAAATACTATATGTCAATACAGATGTACCAGAATGGACGAGTAATCCTGTTTTAGATGGCGCTACATTTGGCAATATACAAATTGCAATCACAGATGATAACACAATTGATACAACAACAGGTAATTTAACATTAAGTTCATCCGGTGGCGATATTACTATAGCCGGCAATCTTACAGTGACAGGAACCACTACTACAGTTAACACTGAAACAATTAATCTTGCTGATAACATTATTGTGTTAAACAGTAATTTAGGAGCAGGTGTTGCTCCTACACAAAATGGCGGTATTAGTATTGAAAGAGGCAGTGCAGCAGACAAAACATTTATATGGAACGAAAGCGATGATAAATGGACTGTTGGTAGCGAAACATTTGTTGCAGGCACACTTGAAGGAAATTTGGCATGGAGTTATATTACAGACAAGCCAGATCCGCAAATAACTGTAACACTTACAGGTGATGTAACTGGTACTGCAAACACTACCCTTACTGATCTTGCTAACGGTACTATTTCAGTTGCTACTACAGTTGCAGCAAATAGCGTTGCATTAGGTACAGATACTACAGGTAACTATATGGTGGATGTAAGTGCTGGCAATGCAATAACTGTAAGTCATACACCAGGCGAAGGTTCTACGGCAACAATTAATCATGCCGATACTAGCACACAAGCTAGTGTTAACAATAGTGCTAACGACTTTATACAAGATATTACACTAGATACATACGGGCATGTAACAGGGCTTACAACAGCTACAGTGGACATGGGTGTTGAAAGTGTAGCATCTGATACTGGTGTAACAGTAAGTGCTGCTACTGGTGCAGTTACAGTTGGTCATGCTGATACTAGCACACAATCAAGTGTAAACAATTCAAATGGTACAGTTATCCAAGATGTAACTCTTGATACATTTGGACACATTACTGCGTTAGGAAGTGTTAACTTAGATAGTCGTTATTATACTGAAACAGAATCAGACGGAAGATTTGTTTTAGAAACTGGCGATACAATGACCGGTGATCTTACTATGAGTGACGGTACAGGTAACGCAAGAATAATAATTAAAAAAGCAGACAACAACGTATCGGATCATATACAGTTCTTTAATGGAACAACTCGAATGGGTGAGATTGGTACACAAGATACAACGTGGCTGCGTATTAACCAAGTAACTAACAAAAACATCTATACACCGCGTTATATACGTGCAGACAACGGGTTTTATGTAGATGGTACTACATACGGTATCACAGGTGCAGGCGCCTTTAAAACAGCAGATATAACGCCTAATGCTACTAACACACGCAACGTAGGCACTAGTTCATTACGCTATAATACAATGTACGCAACAACATTTGATGGTACAGCAACAGCAGCACAATACGCTGACTTGGCTGAAAAATATCTAGCAGATGCAGAATATGAAATTGGCACAGTAATTGCAGTAGGCGGTGAAGCAGAAGTTACAGCAGCTAATCTAAATAATGCTCACAGCGTATTAGGAGTTGTATCTGAAGCGCCAGCATTTTTAATGAATAAAGATTTAGAGAATGGTACAGCTATTGCACTTAAAGGTCGTGTTCCGGTGTGTGTTACAGGAGAAGTTAAAAAAGGTGATAGACTTGCTCCTAGCACTATTCCAGGCAAGGCGCATACAAATAATAAAAAAGATGCATGGAGTTTTGCTATTGCATTACATGATGCAAAAGACGGAATAGTAGAAGCAGTTATACTTTAGATATATGTCCAAAAGGTCTCCACTCACCTGGAGTACCTTCAACTATGCAAATCCAACCTACCCATCCATTAGGATTAGGCTCGTCATTCCAAACAATGTCGCCTCTATTGTATGTACCAGTAGTAGGATAGTTGTGAGCAACTTCGAATTTTTTATTTGCAAATTTAATTGACCCTTGAGCATGTATAGATACATCATTGTCGACATTATTAACACCAACACCTAGTTTGCCATGTACGCTTACTTTAGTTGTGTTATTACCTTTTGTGCCAATACGAACATCACCGTTTGGTGCTACTGTAATTCTTGCTGTATCATCAGTTACAATACGTAATTCGTTTGAAGTAAATGTACCAAATTTAAATGCATCATTTTCAGGATCAATAATAAATGTACTGTCATTGCCTGCAAGAGTAAGCATACCATTTGGTTGATCAGTGCGTATTCCTAAACGCTCTTGATCGCTGTTCCAAAATATCATATTATCGATATTTAGATCACCGGCAGTTTGTAAGTTTTTAAGTCTGCCAACAGCAGTCAGCGAACTATGCCTAACACTTGGTCCTAGACTATCTTTGCCTAGTAGCATAGCACCTTCACTCATAATAGTTTTACCACTATGTAGTTCTATGCTTTCGGTGCTAAAAAATCTTCCTGGATTAATTTGATATGTTAACTGTTTAGTATAACCGTCACCTACAAACCAAAGTCCTTTACCAGCAAGTGTAGCATCTGGTGGAACATCATCACCTGCAGGTTGTCCATGAAATTCCAATGGTCTTGTACGCTCTAACCTTATATCAGAAGTTATTTCATTAACATGTAAACTTTTTGCATTAACTTTGCCATCAACTGTTAAATTGCCTTTTACATTAGTGTCACCTAATAATGTATCTACGTCAATTTTATCAGTAAGTATACCGTCGTTATTAATTAAAACTGTAAGCTGAGTTGCATCATCACGTAGTCCTGTGCTATGAAACTGTTGTATCATGCCACCTTTAATTGCGTTTCCTGTAATGCTTCTATCAGCAATAGGTTTTACAATAGCCTCTGGCGCAGGCCTTGTTGCTAGTGTATCGATTGCACTTCCAAGAACTGCTAGTCCGTGGCGAATGTTTTTAATGTTATCGTCTGAAATATCTCTTGCCATACTGTATTTATCAACCTATCTTTAGAAGTATGGTATCAGGATTGCATCTACCATTCAACTTCGTGTCAGTAGTATTTATTTCATCCAAGAACTTACGGAGTTTTACTTTACCTGCTCCTTTAAAATCTTTAAGTTGATCTTGTGGCTTACGCAATGTTTTTTGTATGCTAAGTGCTTCGTCAAATTGTGTAATAGTTGTGCCTTTAACACTTAATCCGCTGCCCTCACGACCCATGCCTTTAGGATCAATATTTTTAGCAACATATTTTCCTAGTTTACGTGTCTTAATATTAAACACCCAAAGCTCGTTAGCACCAACAATTTGTTCTGCTGGCACACTTGCAAGTTTAAACTTGTCATCTGTTTTGCAAAACTTTAGCTTTTCAACAAGTTTAGCAGTGCTTTTTACTTTAGGCTTACGAGGTTTACGTGTTGCTTTCGCACTGTCAATAACAAAGTCTAATGCTGTCATTAGCTCTTCAATTGCTGTAGTAAACGCTTTGATATCTGCTTTCTTAAGATGTGCATAGCCTTCTTTAAGCTGTAACCAGTGATCTGCTTGAACCTCGTCCATCTTTTTAAGTTGCCCTGCTGTAGGATAACGTTCTAGTTCTTTAAAATCATTCAGTTCATTTTCATAAAAGCCTTTAAGTTTACGTGCATGTGCTTGTGTAACACCAGTCTTTTGGAAATGCTTTTTAAAGTCGAAGCCTTTAGGGTCGAAGTTTTTCTTATCTGTTATAAATCCGTCTAGCCATTCTTCTAATGCTTCTGCTTGCAAGTATGCTTGATCACGGATACGTTCTTGAATAGTAGGAACATACACGTTTTTCTTTTCTTTTGCTTCTTCTTTCTTTTGCTCAGCTATTACAGCACCTTCTTCATTAAGCTCTGCAATCCACTTGTTAAAACTTTCTTTATAATGTGGAGGAACAATTTGTGGCAATGCTTCTAAACAATATGCAGTACACGCCCAATGACTTTTCCCACCAATCTTCCAATCTGGTAACTTATTAATATTAGACACAATTGTCTTATCAAAGTTTTTCTTAATATATATTTTGACACGTTCTAGCCACTCCTTTGATTCAACTTCGTAGTGAGTGTAATACTTAGCACCTTCCCATTTAATATTATCAGGCATTAATGGCAACCTGTTTGCGCCACGACGTACTGCTCGTACTGTTTTCTTCTTAGGTTTCGCCGCTGCTTTATTTGCTCTGGCCATATTAATTCTCCTAATGGTTTATTACACTATATAGTCATTCGCCGTAATAGTCAAGAACTATTTGAAAAGCATCTCGCAGTTTGGTATGATACTCGTAGTCATCCGGGTGCCCCTTTTGATGTAGCACAAAATTGTCCATAGTTTCCACAGACATATTATAATGATCTTTGAGACTTTGTGCTGCTATGAGATCTACTATCTCTGCGTCTAGTTCAAAGGTTTTAGGTATGTCATACTTGCGAGCCATATTTAATCCTATAAAATGTTTCTTTTTTCGGGTCCATAGAAATCATCTTACCATACTCCGAACATTGCAGTAGGGTGCAGGAATGCTGCTACCCAAATAAGTACCATACCAAACCATACAAACAGATCACTCAATATTCCTGTTTGCCACAGCACCAAAAGAATTACCAGCTTGAGCAGCGTTCCCATCTTACTTCTTGTCCTTTCTTGATTCCAGTATCATCTTAACTCCATTTAGCTATCACCAAAGTCGAACAAATCCATGCCAAAGTTGCCCATAGTATTAGCTGGCGGCGGCTTTGGTTTAACTTTTTTATTGCTTTTTCTTTTCTTAGGTGCAGTTTCTTCACGTAGGCTTTTTAACCCGCCTTCTACTCTACTTGGATATTTTCCAAGGAATGTACCAGCTGTAAGATCATCTTTTGTAATATACTCTTTATGGAAGTGTTCAATTTCGTCCCAGTGCTTTAACATAATTTTGCCCATCTCATCAAAAAACCCATCTGAAAATATAGCATCGTCTTGTTCATAATAGGCATATGATGCCATAAGATAATATGGCACCATCATGTTTATATTTTTATCGAACACATCTTGTGCATATGAATCTAACATTACAAATCCTCTATGTGGATAGGTTTATAATTAATTTGCTCTACACATACACACTTGTACGGGCCTTTAGGTACAGGATTAGTGTGGATATGTCCGTGTACGTTTGTTGCATCGTCTTTCCATCTACCTTCAGCAAGTTGCTGTGCATGTAAAGGAGCATGACTAAACACTACGTTATAATCACTTAGGTTACTCCATAAGGAAATGCTTTTGAAGAATGGTAGGAGATATTTAGGATTATCATGGTTTCCTAAAATAAGATGTTTCTTACCAGGTAATTTTGAAAAGTTTGCTTCTAACCAATCAACCTTGTTATCACCAAATAATACATCGCCTAAGTGGTAGATTGTGTCTTTTGGACCAACTGTGTCTGCCCAGTTATCCATAATGCATTCGTTCATTTGGTCAACTGTATCAAACGCACGAACAGGTTTACTCACATAATCTTTAAATGTAAGGATAGCTGCGTGGTTAAAGTGCGTATCGCTTATTACCCAAATATTTTTCATTATAGTTGCCCTTAAAGTATGTAAACATTATAGTATCTATTTACTCACTTGTCAACCTTTTATTTGGCACCGGTGGCGAGATTCGAACTCGCTAATCCTAAGAACTGGTTTTGGAGACCAGCGTACCTCTCCTACTGTACCGCACCGGCGTAAAACTCATAAAAAAAGCCCCTAATGAATTAACACTAGGGGCTTGCTTAAAATAACTTTTTAAAAAGTCACATTCAAGACGTACCCCGGTTATTCGGTGGCCAACAAGTAATATTTGTTGTACTATTCTTGAGCATGTTAAAAATCCTTATTCCTTATTATGTGTATATAATACTACATTTATTTATCGTTGTCAACATCTTTTTTGTCTGCTCTGCCTTTTTTCCCGCAGTGTGGACAATGAAAAGTTGTTCGTTCAATGCAATACTTGTCTTCCATAGTAGCGAATGTAAACCAGCCCTTGCATGAAGCACAGGTTAAATGCCATATGATTTCTTTCACTGCATTAAACATTGTAAAAGTATTTAGTTTATTTTTCTAATCCTATGCAAGGAATGAGAATTGATTGTTTGCAGTTGTCTGGATAAGCAATAGCTGACCCAAGAATAGGCAAACCTACCATACCAATAATAATAATTAAGAATGCCCAACCTAAACCTTTGGTTGTACAATAGTTTGTTTGTTCACTCATTTAACTTCCCCACCCTGCAAATTCATCTTTGTTTTTCATACGTTCATGCCGTGTAGGCAAATAATTTTCTGTTTTACCTAAACATTCCCAGCCTGTTTCAGCAAGCCACTCTACTAATTGAGTTTTACTACTAAACCCCATAGAAAATGTTTCGCCAGTATGCGTGTTTAATATTGTATAATCACTCATGTTCGCCTCCAACACCTCTGCTATTAATAATATTATCTTTAATATACTTGTCTAATCTTTTCGGATTGTTTTCTGCTTGGCGGAATGTTACAGCCGTAATTGTAATGCCGCTAATCAACAAGATATGGAATGCTGCACTAAGTCCAAAGGCAATATAGCTTCCTACCATAAGTGCAAAGATGCCTGACCAAATAAAGAATAGGCACTGAAATATCATATGTCCTACCATAGGGTCTAAATTTCGCAATGGGGATTTTTCTACTGTCATTACGCTGTCCCACATTTCTTTAGGAAGTTTAGCAATTTCAGTTAGTGTAGTCGCCCATCCAATGGGCTTAGGTGTATTACTCATTTTACTCTCCGTGTCTGTTTTGGTGCGCCTAGAGGGACTTGAACCCCCACGCCGTAAAGCACTAGAACCTAAATCTAGCGTGTCTACCAATTTCACCATAGGCGCATTAATGGTGCTCCCACACGGACTTGAACCGCGGACCTACTGATTACAAATCAGTTGCTCTACCAACTGAGCTATAGGAGCGTTATTTGGAGCGGGTAAGGAGAATCGAACTCCTATCATCAGATTGGAAATCTGAGGTCTTACCATTACACAATACCCGCAATTGGCTTTCCAGCTACCTTAGGAGTCTAATCATATCGGATTAAACTTTACGCTAGGACAGCTTTTAACTGAGAGATCCTAGCAACTAAGACTGGAAACTTGGCACAGGTGGCGAGATTCGAACTCGCTGAGCTAACGCACTGGTTTTGGAGACCAGCATACCTCTCCAACTGTATCGCACCTGCGTATTTGTTATTATGGCGGACAGCCAGGGATTCGAACCCTGGGAGGACTTTCACCCTCGTCGGTTTAGTAGACCGGTGCTTTCGACCACTCAGCCAGCTGCCCCTCATAATAACAAATGGCTCCGACGGTAGGGGTCGAACCTACGACCAATTGATTAACAGTCAACTGCTCTACCACTGAGCTACGTCGGAATATTTTGTTTTGTATCTAAATTTTCAAATAGCGTTGCAAGCGTCTTTGCTTACTTAGTTATATCAGCCACCTCACCGTATTTCTATTTAGCGTTAATACTTACGCTAATTGGAACGCGGTCGCCGACATTATACTGATTGTATGTAAAACTTTTACCTACTACACCGTTCCACTCATAGCGGATAGTGTAATTTTTTATGGTGTTTACACGTTCCTCATTGTAGTAGGTATTACATTGCTGCTCTTGACGATAACCAACGATACCTTGCTTCTGTCCTTTGTCGGCAGCAATGATGCCACCAAGGACTGCACCAGCAGCAGCGCCGTTGTCTTTACCAGTAACACCTTTACCTAACAATCCGCCAATGATCATACCACCTAGTACATCACCACCTGACGCTCCATTACCTACTTGTCCGTAGATAGGCACATCAACTATATTACATTGTTGCACAGGCTGTCTAATAGTCTGCGTAGTGTAATTTGGTGTTACGTTTGTAATTGTAGCATAATTAGTTTGAGCAAATGCTTGTGTGCCTAATGCACTACCTACAACTGCTACTGTTGCTAACAACTTTTTCATCTAGTTTCTCCGTTACCTTTTTAGCTTATTATAATATAATAGCACACTATTTATTAACTGTCAACCATTCTTTTTGATATTCTTCAACATAATCTACACTATTAATCCTGTCATATCGAAAACTTCGCCATCCTTGTGCATTTACATCCCAAACACTAATATTTGTATCTGAGACTTTTTTAGGTGCACCTTCTTTTACTACTTCAGTTGGCTTCATGTCTTCACGTAATGTACAGGTCATTACACGTTTATCACCATTAAGTTTTGTAAAATCAATTACTAAAACGTTTTGTCCTAGCACATTGCGAAGATCTTCCATAGTAGGAATATTTTTTAATGTTGCTATTGTATCAGCGACTGTGGACGACTTTGTCTGCAAGTCCATTTGCTACTGCCTCCTCTGCTGTTAAGAATGTATCAAATTTCATCGTTTCAAATAGTTCTTCGTAGGTCTTTCCTGCCGTATTGTGTTTTACATAAAGTTCAGTAAGACGCTTGTTAATCTTTTGTGACTCTTCATAGTGTCGTTTAGCATCTTCAAACTGTAGTTCTTGCACATGAACTGATCCACTTGTACCAGGAGTACCTGAACTTACTCTATGAATCATTGTACGTGATTCTGGCAATACAATACGCTTGCCTGCCGTGCCTGCTTGTGCTAGGAACGAGCCCATTGAACATGCTTGACCCATTACAATTGTACGTACATCACTTTTGATATATTGCATTGTATCATATACAGCAAGTCCTGCTGTAACAAGGCCGCCTGGTGAATTAATATATAAATTAATTTCTTTGTCAGGATTATCTGCTTCTAAAAATAATAGTTGTGCTACAATTAAATTAGCCATATTATCTTCTACAGGACCGTTTAACATTACAATACGGTCTTTCATCAAACGACTGTAAATATCGTATGAACGTTCTCCGCGAGCTTCTTGCTCAACTACCATAGGTATCAATGGCATTATAATTCCTCCCAAATTCCGATAAATTCAGCAATAGCAAAAAATAGTGCTAGAGCTACAACTGAGCTAGTAGCGGCTGCGTATAGGCAACCACCTAATCTTACTGCACTTTTTACTAAACTTAGATAAAAGTGCTTTTTTGAAACATCTACTGGTTCAGGCATCTTTTATTTCCGGTAAAGGTTTGTTGTTAACACTATCATGATAATCGCCGTGTGCATGATAATCTCTACTTGCAGTTTCTTTAATCATCATTCCGTTCTTATAGCGATATGTTACAATCTCACGCCGCACAACACCCGCTGTGTCTGCGTCAAATGCACTTTTAAAAGGTCCATCAGTCATCGTCTTCCTTCTTTCATAATGTTTACTGTAGGTCCGTCACTGGTAAACTCCATGCCGTGTGCATTACCTACATATACTTTTCCATTCCATTTCATTGGAATCTTATTAGTTGCAATAAAGGCATCAAAGTGCTTATGCTCTCTAAAGTTATCAACTTCTGCTTCTACACTTGTTTCACTACGAGTGTTAGTAAGCATTGCCTTATTGTCTACAATAGTTTTCATTTTGTCCCCATCAGTTTAAGATTTAATGCAAAGTTTTCTACCATTAGTTTAACACAAACTGCTTTAAGTGTCAATACATTATCTTCCATTTCTGCCACATGACCAGCCATTAAATGAAAGGCTTGCTCTTGTGTTATGTTTAGTCCACTCCAATCAATAGGATCATTATTATCGCACTCTTTAGCAAGATCTGCTAGTAATGCAACTTGCGGATTAGTTGGGTCAAACATATCAGTCATTGGTTTGCGAACCTTCCCATTTCCATTTCAAAGTTCTGTCCAGCATAGATATCTTCAAAGTGAAATGTATGCTCGTACACATCAGTCCATTCTGTCATACTCCACTGATGTCTTTCTAGTTGCCTACGACACCAAGTCTTTCCTTTATCAACTACATCGCTATGGAGTCTTACTGTATAGCCAGGTTTCCAGCGTTGCTTGTATTCAAAAATTTCTACAGGTGTCAATGTAACGGTATCCCTTTATTTGCATCAATTCCCCAATATTTTCTACAGATGTTTAAAATTACTTCAGGAACATCATCTTCATCTTCTCCGTCAGGAATGAATAAGCCTTTTAACTCGCCGTTTTTACCTATTATAAGGCCCCAATCACCATCTGTGAGAGCGTCTTCGAATTCAATCTTCTCTTTCATCCTCTTGCACCTTCTTTGCAATTGTTTTATAAATGCCAGGGTTGACTCTTAAGACATGAGGCATCATTTCATGCCTAATATAATTTCTATTATAGCACAGATCTGAATTGCTGTCATCCTCAATATACGGAACACCTTTTAGATCTGCCCATAATTGCAAATCACGTTTGCGATTAAGTCTAAACGGACGTATCACATAGTTTCTGCGATAAGGAACAATCTTACCTGTACCATGTAAACTGCTAAACAACCAAGTTTCTACACAGTCGTCTAAATGATGGGCCGTAATTACAGGATGGTCTGTAAAGCGACTTAGAAACTTGTATCTATGCTCTCTCCAATAGTCCTCTCTACTACGTCCTAAAGGCAGTGTTCCGTTAATTTGATCAGAATGCATTTCAAGTCGGTTTGATTTACAATACTGCTTTACAAAATGTCTTGCCTTATCAGCGTGACCTGTGCCATGATGGAAATGCAATACCCGTACATCATGATTCCGTTTCAAGAAATCAATAGCAACCATACTATCAACACCACCACTTACTGCAATATAAATCTGTCGAGGAAGTTTACCTTGTAATTTTATCATCACACCATTCTGAGTGTTTAATAATTTCTAAATTTTCTCCATATCCATCAGTTTTTAGATAACCGTCATTAATTAACTGATCAATAACAGCTTCAACTATTGCTTTTTGTTCATCACGCCTTCCCATAAAATACCCTACTAGAGTAAAAACCACAGCAGTACCGAATAGAAATATTTCAAAATACATTTTTTACACCTTGTATATTTTCACATAGTTGAGTCTAGTTTCATTAGCACTAAACAATTTGTTTTTGCCTTGAGCTTTTACTTTGCCCTTGATGCGTTTCATTGCACCTACTTCGTGTTCAAACTTGTTCATAAAGCTAACAAGGTTGCCATCTGTAGTAACGCAAGTATAATTGTAGCTTTCCCACTGACTGCTGTAACGCTTGTCAAGGATTGCAATCACTGCTTCTACACTATCCTTCTCTGCCCCCAAATGCTGGCTGTCACGATACTCTACACGAATCTCTTTCTTCAATTCGCTTTCGTGACGGTCACGCTTGATAAACTCTGGAGCAAACGCAATACGGCCCATACCTTTAAACGGCACTTCGTCCTTGGACAGCTCTTTAACCATATCTGCTTTGAAGCCGTCTAGCTCACCCAAGCCAAGCATTACATAACGCTTCATCCACTTGAGTGCTTCTTGTACGCTTGCATAGTCTGCTTCAGTGGGCTCAAACATTTCAAAGTCTTCTGGAAGGTACTTTGCGTCTGCTGTATCTAACTTCTTTGTCCAATAAAAACGAATTAGACTCTTGTTGTCAAACTGTGTCTTGTTTTCTTCTGTGCTAAAACGACGAAGGTCTTTGGTGTAAGTTTCGCCGTTGATGCGGTATGCTGCATATGCAACAGCAAGTGCTTCAGTAATTGATACAGTTTTTACTGGAACTACATCTTTATTTACATAGCCATTATTAACTTCTGTGAACATTGTGTGCCTCTGTGTGTTTGCCTAATTATGTATATACTATAGCATCAATTAAAGTAAGTGTCAACCATACCTTTATAAAAGATGTCCAATTCTTCTCTACTGCCCATATCGCTTTTAAATTGATTTGCTTTTCTACATACAATTACATAGTTGTTGATTTCATCTTTACCACCCATAGATCTTGCAAGTTTATGATCTACTGTAGGTTGAAAGAATCCATCATAGTTATCAATATTAGGATTTGTTATCCTATTCAATCCTCTACCATAGTCTAATGGTGTACCAAATATGGGACAGTTATCTGGTGCAATTTTTGCTAGTTGGAAAGGATCTCCTTCCCATTTCACAGAGTGTGCCCAAATAAGTTTTAAAAATTGATCTTGCTTTGTAGACTTCTTAAACATTTCAAAAAATGTGCCGTATGTTGAAGCATCATCTTGTGGATGAAATCTACGTGAGGAGAGAGCCCTAAGGCCCTCTTCTCTAATTTTTATTAAGTCTGCCATTTACATAAACTCCGCAAACTTATCATCTTCGTGCTTTTGTGCTTTGTTGTTAAAATCATCGACTTCAATAATATTTGTATACTCTGCAACCCTACCGTTAGTATCTGTATATACATAGGGCACATCAATATTAAAGTCAGAACCGCCTTTTTCAACAACAGGCAATTTTAAATCATAACCTTTTTGTTTTCCAGGTTGTGACTGAATGTATGCTTCGCGATTATCTACAAGAGATTTAATTGCGGCTGCAATCATTAGTCCTCGATTAGCACCTGATGTAAAGCGATGATCTTTCCACTCTGTATACTTGCCAGATTTAGTTTTTTCAGGATATTGTGAACGAATGCCTTTAAGTACGTCTGACCATACCTTACTGCTTGAACTCCAACGTTCACTCATCACTTGTCCGATTTTAATCAGTAAGTCATCGGTCACTGACTTCTTAGGCATTTGTGTAAACAGTTCAGTCAATCCCCATACTGGCGCATGATCGATTGCAGAGAAGTTCCATGCATTACGTACACACTTTAGAGCCATTTGAAATGCAAAGCGTTGTGAATAACTATCTTTACAGAACTCTTTAAAATGCTTTTGCATATGTGCAGTATGTTTAGATTGTCCAGCACCTGGTGTAGCACTTTCAGGCACAAGTGTAATGTTAACATCACTTAGCACTTTCATAAGATTGTATGCTGGCTGATCTTCTAGTTTTACATCCAAGCCTGCTTGCAACATTGACATTGCACGGTTGTTACGAACTTTAATAAAGTCGTAATCAGTAATAGGCACTACTTCTGCATTACAAGCAAGGAACTGATTAAAGTCAATGTATGGCATATCTTTCATACTAAAGCCTACAATAAGAGTCTTTACTCCGTGTAGTGCTAGTGCCATTGAACCCTGCATACCATCATTAAGGAACACACGTTCTTCGTCTGAGGCATAACGTCCTTTTGCACCAAACACAAGACTACTATCAAAGTTCATTGCAATCTCAAACATACGCCATAGGTAAATTACTCGTTGCGCTTTCATGTTCATTGCAACTAGACTTTGGTCTACTGCAAGTCCATTCATAACTGCTTCGTCTAAGTTATATGATTGTAATTGTACACCGTACAGTACAGGCTTGCCTGTTTCAGGATCCATAACTGCATGTAGAGCATCAAGTGCCATTTTAAATGCAGTTACAAAGTCTACAGTACCCATAGATTCTAGGTTTAGAGCACCTTTGCTTACATTTAAATTAGGAATAGTTGCTCGTTTGATCAGCGATAGTTTACGCTGATAGTCTTCAGGCTCTAAAAATTTAATAGGTGTTCGTTCTTCTTCTGGACCGAAGAAGATTGATAAGTCTTCTCCATAAGCGGATTTGATGCTGTCAGCATATCCGAAGTTGATTGATTTTTTCCAGTTGTCTACATAATTGAATAGACTTACGTATGGTTCTTTCATTGTTGTCTCCTCAGACTGTTTAAATTATCGGAACGTTTCTGTGTTCCATATCATACAACAGGCTCATCACTATTGACTTTTTGCCTTATTGTTCTTATAGTATAGTATCTTTTTTATAAGTTGTCAACTAAAAAGTTGTCCAAAAGTATTATCGGCTTGTGCCATTGCACCGTAGTCGGTTGCTTCATGTACTTCACGTGGTACAAACAAGCGATCCATGTACTTTTTAATTTGTCGATGTTTCATACCTATGTCTTTGCCAAACCAAAGTCCCCGTTGATCTTTGTTAGCAGGACGTCTGATTGCACTTACACAAACATAATCATATTGTGCCATGTAGTCATACAAGTCTTGCGGATCATAACCAAACAAATTACATTGCTTTGGAACAATTTCAACCTGTACGCTAGGACGACACCGTTCGATTGTGTCTTTTGCTCCTTGCATAACTAATAGTTCACTGCCTTCAACATCAATTTTTATGCAGTCTACATCTTCAAAATTATAACTGTCAATTGTACGTGCTGGCACTGGCACTAAGTTTTGACTAGGCCGCAGTGTATAGTTTTCACTGTCTAACACAACATGATTATGTCCACCGTGATCTGTATGATCTAGTATATCAATTGTACCTTCGTTACGATTAGTAGCGGCTACTTCGTGTACAGTTATGTTTGCAACTATATCCATAGATTGATGTATACCTTTGTATGTATACCAACCTGATACTGCATTTTCGTCACGATACATGTCGCCTTCTACATCAGTGCCTTTCCAATACACACCTTTGAGCTTTTGTTGCTGTGCGATAGCAATATTTGCTTTAAGCATTTTTAATGTAGTAGGTGTAGGTTCAAACGATTCTACATGCTCTGCCCATTCACTATAGGCAATTGTGTTATTACCTACATTTGCACCAACGTCTACAATACGTTTTGCATTAGGATAGATTGTTCTAATAAGTCTTGAATTGTTTCCTTGATAATAAACATTGTTGCCACTAAACCGTGGACCTTGTAAATTATCATGTGCTAATAACCAATAGCATCTGCCAAACTTGTTCACAACAAGTCTAAATAGTGGATCATTATATAATCCACTTGCTTCGTCAAATCCAAAATTTTCTGTAAATTGTTCTGCTGATATTTCAGCTGTAATCTTTTGCGGCATGTTAATTCCTCCTTAACCAATTTTCGCTATATTATATATGTCGAGTCCACTTCTTGTGACCTAACTTGTGGAGTTCAGCCCAACGGATAAACAGTCCAAGCTCACGACCGTGTGCTTCTATTTCCCACGGACAGTCCCAATAATCAGTTTTTGTATAAAAATCATTCTTCCAACAATTGGCATAGTCTACGTGTAATTCATCACGGGCATACTGCTTTACATGTACCATTTCATGTGCGACAGTTTCTAATAGACGGCGCAAACGTAATGTTCTGTCCACCTCTATTTCGAATGTGCGTTTATCTTCTGCAAGACAATAACCTAACGCTCCTTTAGGACTACATAACTTTACAGTTATGTCAAGCGTTTTCATTCTTGGCATTAGCATCTTAATACAAAATTGTACCATAGATTCAACATACCGATTTTGTCTAGGCTTGCCGCCAGTAACTGTAATAATGTTCATGCTACTAGTATAGCATCTACATTATTTTTGTCAAGTTCTTTGGTTAAAGTCTAAAAGTTATTCGACCTTTATCTAGATCGTATGGAGTCATTTCAATTTTTACTCTGTCTCCGGCTACAAGTCTAATTCTAAACCTGCGCATTTTTCCACCTGTATAACAAGTAACTATGTGTGAATTCTCTAATTTCACCTTAAACATTTGATTGGGCAGTACATCTATTATCTCCCCTTCAAATTCGAGTATTCCTTCTTTACTCATTTTTCTCCTTTTTTTCTAATTCATCTAAATCTTCTATAATCAATGAACCTCTATCGCCGACAGATAGGCGTATGCGAGTTCCTTCGCCCCATCCTTTTTCATCCATAATTTCTTGAGGAATAGTCAGTAACATTTCATCCGGATTGTCCGGGTCTATTGAAAATAAATCTTCGTATTTGTATTCTTTCATCTCTTTTATTTACCTTATATAAATACTATATGCAGGACGCTTATACTAGCGCATTTTATGGCGTTGTTAAAGATACGCAAAAGCAAACTGGCTACGAGTTACCACATTACCTCGAAGCGTATATAGTTATGCTTCTAGCTTCCTACGTAAAAAATCCTAACTTTGAACCTAACAATTCATTTGCAGAATCTTACCTTCAAATAGATAGCGTCCGTGATGCAAAAAAACTAGGTGATACATGTTTATTTGTATCTGGAGTCTTTCCGTCTTATGGAGAACGAAAGGGGTTAAGTCGCAAATATTACAAAGACATAGGACGTAGTTCGTATGCATCAATGCATGGTGAGATCTTTGTAGAGCTCACTACACATTTTGATTTACTTAGTGATTTTATTGAACTAAGTTCTACGCCGCCCAAATCGCCGCAGAGTAACCTTTTCCGTTAGTATCGCCTCCATTGTTTTCTACTTCAACACCATCGTACTCGATTGATGTAATAGTGTCTTCACCGTTCATATATTCTGTAGTATAAACTTTAATTTTCTTAACGTCAAACTCACCAACAGTTTCAATAATACCTTCGAAAAAACAACCTTTTTCGCTTGAGTACAACTGTGCAATATATTCTGTGCCGTCTGGTGCTTCGTCTTCACAACTCATACTAATCGGTTCAAGTTCATAATCACTTGCTTCATCAAGTTCGTTTAGCATATCTTGCAAGTTCTCACCTTCGATAACATCAGCAATATGATTTGACATATAATCGTCTGAATCAACTTCGTCCACTACTAAGTATGCACTACCCAATTCTACACCCATTGTGTGTTCAAACTCTGTGTGAGACTCGTACCAAGGACGCTTGTACATATCGTCATCTGGATCATTTAGAAACTGTGCTTCTGGTGGAACACTTTTAATGTTGTCGTATTCCGGTTTGTCATCTTCGTCACAGTTCATATATTGAACCATATCGTAATCACCATGTTCTTCACAGATAGGCTTCCAAAAGTCATGAGCTTCTTTACTAACGCTCATGTATGCACTTTCACCGCCGTATCCATTTAGTTGAATACGGTAAAAACGTGGACCTTTAAGTGTTTCTACTAGTTCTGTTTTTTCTTCACTTGTTGCCATTTTTCCATTCATCCATTTCAGTTTTGATATCAGTAATTTTATCTGCTGCAATTCCTGCTGCTAACGACTGTACTTGTTCTAATAAATGTTTACACGTTGCATAGTCATATTCTTTGTAACTGATTTCTGCAAATTCATTTCTAATCCTATGTGCTTGTATGCATAAGTCCTTCATTGCATTAATCCGTTTAATCCATTCCTCTATAGGGTGTTGCATTAAAAACTCCTTGTACTACTTACTATATAATAGATTTGCATAGAAGTCAACCATTAAATTGGTGTATTATGACTAAATATATATAGCAAAGCGTGAGGGCGCTTTTTTTGGAGCAGGAATGGATTTTTTATCACTCGTATCTGATGTCGGCTTTCCAATTGCAGCAGCTGGTGCAGCTGGCGGTTTTGTTTATCTAACACTGAAGTTTATTTTAGCAGGAGTTACATCTAGTGTGACTACACTGAAAAACATCATCGGACAATTAGACAACCGTGTACAAACTATGAACAATGATCTTGTCAAAATAGATGCATTACTAAGTTATGCATTAAATGTAAGACCAAACGTTGATAGAATTGCTGCTAATGAGGGCAAAGAAGATGCAAGGAGAGACTAAAAATGATGTGGATGGATTATGTAATTAATTCTTTACCTTTTGGAAGAGGTTTTAAGATCCTCGGCGATTGGGAAGGAGAAGTAATGGGTGTAGATAAAGAAGGAAACACTAAAGACAGCTTCTTATATAAACCAGGTGATGTGTTTGTTGTAGATGAAGCAGGTTGGTTAATTAAATCAGATCATTTGTCAGCCCTCATGATGAAATATGAGGATAAGAAGAATGGAAACACTTGATTTAGGTAAGATAGTTGCAGAGTATGGATTTCCTATTATTGCTACATTCGGAATGGGCTATTTCATATTCTTTATATGGAAATGGGTTACTAATGAAATTGACGTAGTTATTGGTGAAGCAATGGGTACACTAATTAAACTTGTTGATCGTGTTCGTATGCTAGATAATGATCTTATCCGACTTAATAGTAAACTTAGTATGGTGCTAGAGTATCGTGCGAAACTTAATCCTCAAAGACAAGACGAATTACAAAGGTTAGTTGATGAATACAAACACAGTTCCGCTGACAAAACCACCACAAACAAAAAAGTGTAAAAATTGTGGTCACGACTGCCATTGTTACAAGGTAGATTGTTCCCAATGCATCAATGATGTTTGTGTAAAGTGTGACTGTGTAACTACTTCTTGAGACCTAATAGTTTTGCTTTTAAATCGTCTGCTTCAGTACGCACAGGTTTTTGCTCTATTTTATGTTGAACTTTTACCTTGTTTGGCTGTACAAAACCATTTTGCATAAAGGCAATTCTATCTTTTAAATTTTCTACTTTTTCTTCTAAAGTAAGTTCACTAAAATTTCTATTTTGATGTCGCAATAAAAATTCCATTCCAGTCCGAAGGTAAGTCCTGTGTTTTCATATACTCACAGCGTTCAATCCACATATCGTAGTAGCCTTCCATCTTGTGGTCAAAGTGTGTATACAACATACGACACTTGTCTATAGCATCATCAAAACGCTGCTCACGATAATCTAGGTGCATTTGCTCGTGTTTACGTTGAGCCGCTTTCCATGCAGGGCCAGTATTATCCAGTACTGTATAAATTGTAAGTCCGACACTTTTACCTTTAACTTGTAAATCGTCTACTTTGAGATAGAAGAAGTCTTCCTTTGTTGCTCTGTATGTTGATTCTCCAACAAGTAATACACATCCGTATTCTTTACACTTGCTTTCAATACGAGCTGCTGTACTGACCGAGTCTCCGAGGACGTCATAACTGTGTCTTGCTGTACTGCCCATCTCGCCAAGATAACCAAGACCAGTATTAATGCCGGCACCCATACCCACAGCTGGCCTACCTTCGCTAGTAATTTTTTCATTAAATATCTCCACTGCTTTCAACATATCTAATCCACATTGTACTGCTGTACGAGGGTGATGTGGATCTTCTATAGGTGCATTGTGTATGTGCATACTTGCATCGCCAATATATTTAATGACCATGCCGTCTGCATCTAGTATTGGTTGCGTAATAGCATCCATGTAGCCATTCATTATTTTTGTAAGGCCTTTTACATCATCGCCAAATGATTCACCTAATGGTGTAAAGCCTCTTAGGTCTGAAAAGCAAATACTTACTTCTCTCTTCATACCCTCTTTAATAAGCGCAGGATTTTCTTGTAGCATACGTACAACTGTCGGAGATGCATAGCCTGCGAACTGTTTCTTTATTGCTTGCTTCTGGAAGTATTCTGAAACAAAACGGTTGAACACTGCATGTAATCCTACTATAACTACTGTAATTACTGGCATAGTTACATCAAGCAAATAAAGGTACTCTTGCCAAGCATATAACGCTCCGTAAGTAAGGCCACTACCAAATAGCAGTATTGACCCACCTACTACATAGTAAGGAGTAAAACGTGCCAGCAGCACTAAGAGTAAACCTAGCACTGCTGTCAACGTTAATTCGGCAAGTAACGCCCAATAAGGACGTTCGATTTGATCTCCGTCAAGCACTGTTTGTAGTGTGACTGCCGCAGGCATAAAGTTTGGCTGCGGTCCTGAAGGACTAGCTATCATGCCTCCTAATCCCTCTGCGGTTGCTCCTAGTATAACAGTTTTATCTGCTAACATATAAAAGAATTCTTCGTCAGCTATGCTGATTGTTTCGAATTGTTTATTCCAACGCAACCAAATTTGGCCGTTTGGATCTGTTTTTACAATAGGATAACCTGGTACACGCACTGCTTCAATTCCACCTTGGTTAGCCTTAACTTGATAAGATGGTTGACCTGTAGCAACTCGTATAACCTCCACTGCTAATGCAGGATACGTATCCTCCCCGATACGCATAAGGAGCGGTATTCTTCTAACTACACCATCAATTTCAGGAAAAGTATTTAATACCCCTACGCCATCAGCGTTAGCTCCTAGCAACGGAATTGGTCCTAACATCCCCGGCCATTCAAACATAAATGGCAAAGGATCTCCAATCTTCGCAACGCCTCGTGGGACCGCATTACGATTGGCTGATGTTGTTGTACCTGTTTGTGATATAACAACACCGTTCCCTGCAAGTGCTTCGGCTAAAACCATGTCGCCGCCTAGGCGATCTGTTTCTGACATTAGAATAGGTATCACAATGACACCTGCACCTGCTTCTCGAAGTTTCCAGATTATATCTGCGATAACATCTCGCTTCCAAGGCCATTGTCCATACATTTCAATGGCTGTTTCGTCGATAGCGACTACTGCAATATCTCGGGATTGTATCGGTTGATCAGTTTGTTGTAGTAGATCAAATTGCTTCAACCGAGCTGTCTGGACAATTGTGCTATCCCCGTAGTGTATGCTTAACATTACTACGGCCGTAATTAAGGCGATTGTCCAATGTGTGATCCACTTTGTCATAACGTATTTATTAATGATCGTATATGTAATTACCGTCTTGAACCTTTACAGGCTTACAATATGCTGTTATTCTATGCTCTGCCGGTATTAGATACTTTGATCCGTAGTTTCCGTACTGTCTTGGTATGCGTTTAGCATAGTATTGACACACATCAATACTTCTAAAGTACATAGGTGAAGGTTGTATGTCTCCACCAATTAATACTACTAGCATAAATGCATGTATCATTTGTCTGGATCTCTTTGATGCTGTTTAAATTTTATTTGTTGGCGCTGTTCAAGTTGAGCTTTAAACATTTGTTGTACTTCAGGTGCATTGCCAGTTGCTGATAAAAATTGTAATATGCCACTCCAACTGTTGCCCATAAAAAGTATTTTATTATCTTTATATAATATACCTTTGTTGTTTAGATTGTTGTATACAAAATTTTTATAAACATACTTCAACTTAAATCATTCCTTTTGCCTTTAGAATAAAGTAAAATAACCCTCCGACCATACAAACTAATGCTCCTAGTAGTAAAAAGATAGCAACACCGTTTATTAATGCTTGCTTTGCTTCTGCTTGTCTGTATACTTCTCGTTCACGTTGAGCTCTAATTTTACGTTGCATTTCTTTTAGTTCTTCCCATGTACCAAAGCCAAATCGAAAGTTAAGTAACTCACGGAGTTCTTTTTCCATCTCCATTATTTTCTTTTCGTGTATAAGGAGATTGAGTGCTTCTTCTTCAACTGAACCTGCGGCTAGTAGTTTTCTAAATATAGGAGGTTTCTTTTGCATCTGCTGACCTTTGCGGAAATCAGATACAGCACCATACCATTTGGACATTTGTCCCATGCAGTTTTCAAATTCTTGACCAGCATGTACAAACTTTTTAACTGTGTTGAATGCTGTTGTTGCCGCGGCTACGGCGGTGAACGGATCAATCATAACGCCCTACTTTCTGACAGTATTGCCCTCTGTCAAAAGTATTTATGATATAAAAAGTATAACTGTAGCGCCGCCAATTGCAGTAAGTATCACACCAAGCCAAATATACTGCATTACTGTTGTATCTCTGTGACTCCACATTTAATTTACCCTAAACAAAAACTCCAGTCCTATCACTATTCCGTCGCCCAAACCTGTTGCAGTTTTTTCGTAACTAGGTGCTACAAAGTATGTTATATTATTTGTGTTAAAATATGCCCTGCTGTACGGAACAACATCCGTACCTAATGTATCATACCCGGAGACTACACCTACTTCTACACCTATGTTAAAGTAATCAGGTCCTACTTCCCAATAACGTCCACCATAAAAACTTGTGTTGTCTTCACTATTATGATATACTCCTGCAACATACTTTTCTGTTTCTAGTCTAGCATGAGGGTGAACTTCTTGATACGGATTTTGAAAATTTAAATGCGATGAAAGTGCTATGCCTAATAATAAGTCCATACTGTATTTAGTTTTGCGTCACATTGACTGCACAACCATTGGCATTTGTGCAATACTGTGTAAGACTGTATGAGTTTAATCCTGTGTCTTGGTAACTTGATCCAAGTTGATGAACAGTGACCGTAT